CTCCTCTGGATTCGTCAAAGTGTCCGACTCTCTCTACATTGCCAAGACGGAGGCAGACTTATCCACTGCTCTTACTGCGTTGAATGATCTTAACATACCCTCCTTTAATGGCGAGGAGTACACTGCGGTGGATTTGGGAAAGACGCTCCGAATTGGTGTCGCAGGTGGCGATAGCGACGTCATCACCATGCGTCTTGTGAAGCGCACGGGTGACCTTACTAGTTTAGGTGCGTCGATTGCGTCCCCCACTACATTTGATTTCCCGAATGTGTGCTACATTGTGAGCGGAAACAAGCGGGGTGTATCATACAACAACTCACTGTATTGTTCCTTGCTCGGCAACACTCCGAATAACCGCACCAAGAAACCCTTTTTGTCAAACGGTGGCTATGAACCCATGATTATCACAAAAGATACAATGACCTCCATCCTTTCGTCTCTTCAAAAGGTCTCTGGATCCTTCTATCTTGCGCGAACGATTTCTGAGATCAATGGTCTGTTGGACTCGCTTCGCGATGGCGATAACTATACGGAATTTAACAGCAATGAACTGTCCTCCATTGATTTGGGCAAGACTCTTCGCATCGGCATTGTGGGCGGTGAAAACGACTTGTTGGTCTTCCGCCTTGTTAAGCGTACCGGTACCGTTGCTAGCTCGGGGGAACCCGACTCAGAACCGCTCGTCGGCTACATCTGCGTCGCAAGCAAGATCAACCAGTCGAATAATGATGGAGAATCTGCCATACCCCAAGTGACGGGCACCTCCCCCAACGCGCTGGAGGTCAAGCCTCAGTCTCTCAGCAACGGAAGCTACCGTACTTTTTTGTTTTCCAAAACCGATCTTCAGACAACTCTTGCGGACTGCGACGTTGTCTCCGAGAGTCTCTATCTTGCTAAGAACGCTACTCAGTTGGCCTCTGTGTGTAGTACCTTGAACAACTCGTCGGGGCGTGATTTTCTCAATTATTACGCCATGTGTTCCGTCGACATGGGGGCTACAATTCGTCTGGGCTTGGTGGGAGGTGAAAGTGATTTGATCACCTTTGCGTCCACCAGGGGTGAAACGGACGGAAACCCAGGCGTGCTCACGACCGGCTACGTTGTTGTCGCCAGCAAGATTTCGCTGGATTACTATGATGCACTTTACGTGTCGATTCTTGGCTCGGCTCCTCGCGACTCGTAAACACACATCTTTATTCAAATCTGGTATGCCTTTGGCTTACCGGATTCGAACCAATGTGCGACGGTCTTGAGGCCTAGAAGATTGAAACTGTTTGCCGGTCTAAATACCGGATGAATCCTGGTGAACAGGGACCTCCCTATGCCGTGTCGGGTTTGTTATGGGGACGCTAGTGAAACGAATCCACTGTTGAGTCCGTGCGATTGTAAGGGAAGCGTTGAATTTATACATTTACGATGTCTGTACACTTGGATTCATCTTTCCAATAAAAAACGATGCGAACTCTGTCTTGTCACATATGTGTTGGACGATTTGGCACTCGACACGGTTGTTACACCTCCACCCTATATCTTGTGCTTCTCAACCCAAACACATAGTATGTTTCTGGCGTGGCTATTCCTATACCTTGGATACTTGTTCTCAACAAATAATGCGGACCTGGGCTTCCTACAACCCGTCTGTCCCGCTCATCCTCTTACCTGGGCAAATCTATGGTTGTCGGTCAATCGTGCGATTCCTGTGGTATTGTGCTTTTTTGCCTCCCTTCAAACCGTTGTTTTGGCACCGGCCTTTGCGCGAATCGTCGATAAACGACTCTATCTTCGGTACCTTGTGTCCTCCCGAATGTGTCACACCTTTCCCTTGTCGCCTGGATTTACGGTCTGTTTAGTCGCCAAAGGATTCTTGACCCTTCGAGGGCCTATCCCGGTTCTTGGCACGATTCTTTTGTTGATGATCTTGCCACAATTGTACAAGGTACATTGCGCAATTGTTCGACAAATGAATACGGACCGATTGAGTCAGTACGTGATGGCGGACGTAGTGGAGGCCGCACGGCTTGAGAATCGCATTGCGGCGCAACGAGCCACGGCGGAGGCGGTGGCTGTGGCCGCGGAAGCAGACGCGGCAGAAGCCGATGAAGGCGAAGCCGAAGAAATTGAAACAAGTGACCCTGAAGATCATCCGTTAATAGTGAATGCGTGAGTGTAAAGATTCAAACTCGTAGACCTCAGTAGAACCAATGGAAAAACCTGTTCGAGAGAAAACGGCCAAGAACAAGCGGCCTAAGAAACATCCCGCAGTGGTACAAGCCCTGTTGGCAGACTTTTACAAAACCTTGCCAACCCTTGAAAAGAAGGACTTAGAAGAAGCCGCCAAATACTTTTCCGATCTGTACTATAATGAAGGTATTTCCTTGATCAGCGATGAAGATTACGACCGGTTAAACGAAACCCTGAAAACCAAATTTGGGAAAGCCTATGAAGTGGGTGCCGAAGTCATCAAAAACAAGGTGAAATTACCCTACTTTATGGGGTCCATGGACAAGTTGAAACCCGAAAAGAACAACCTTGCGAGTTGGTTGCTTCGATACCCTGGAAAGGTCTGTATTTCCGACAAATTAGATGGAATCTCCGCCTTGTACGTGAAGGAAGGCGGAAAGAAGGCGTTGTATACCCGAGGAGACGGAACAACGGGACAGGACATACACCATATGCTGGATCACATTCAAATTGGCGACCTTCCTGCGATGGAACGGTGTGTCGTGCGAGGGGAACTTATTGTTAGCAAGGCCAACTACGAGAAAGTGAAGATGGGAAAAAAGGGGGCGCGTCAAATGGTATCAGGACTCGCGAATCAAAAGACCTTGACGGCGGAGCGCGTGGCGTTGATGAAGTTGGTCGAGTTTGTAGCGTATGAAGTGATTGTACCCGAGGCCTTGACACCATCCGAACAATTCACCTTGTTGAACGCGCATTCCACCTTTCAGGTGGCTCCTTGGACCCCTCGTTCCGTGTTGTCGATTGAGGTCTTGAGTCAAATACTCGAAATACGAAAGGATGCGACCAAATACGAAATCGATGGTATCATTGTTGCCCACGACGCTGTGTACCCACGTGTGATGGGTGCGGATCGTAGGAATCCCGAACACGCCTTTGCGTTCAAAATGTCGTTCGCAGAGCAACAGGCAACAACGGAAGTCATTGCCGTGGCATGGGAGGCGTCCAAGGATGGGTTCCTGAAGCCCACGGTTCAGTTCGAACCGGTCAACATTAGCGGGGTTACGATTCAGTACGCCACGGGATTCAACGCAGCCTTTATTCACGACAATGGTGTAGGACCGGGGGCCTACGTGGAGATCATTCGCAGTGGCGATGTGATTCCCTACATCAAGACGGTCAAGTCACCGGCGGCGACGGGGCCTCAGATGCCGACGGCCAAATGGCACTGGAACGAGACACACGTGGACGCCGTGTTGGATGATATTGCGGGGGATACGGGAGTCCAAAAGAGTGTGCTTCTGTATTTTGCCAAGACGCTCGACATTGCCTTTTGTGGCGAAGGAAACATTGCGAAACTGTACGCGGCGGGGATTCGCACGATTCCGGACTTGGTGCGTGTGACGGAGGCAGAGATTGCCTCGCAGTTTGCTCCGGCCTCGGCCAAGAAACTGGTGGACAGCGTACAGGAGGCGACGGCCAAGGCAACACGGGTCATGTGGGCGGTGGGGTCCGGTCTCTTTGGACGCGGCATCGGTACAAAACGCTTGGAGCCAGCGTTTGAACTGGTGGACGCTCACAAACGCGTGAAAGGAGCCGCCTTGGTGGACCTTATTGCGGGCCTGGACGGGTGGTCCACTGGTTCGGCCGCGGGATTTGTCGAACATTTACCCGAGTTTGAGGCCTTCCTGGACACGATCGGTGTGACGCCACGCATCAAGACGCCTGTGGTTGCTGCTGCCGCGGTTGCGGGCCCGCTCAAGGATGCGGTGATCCTCTTTACAGGGTTTCATCCCAAGGATTTGGAGGCAGCCGTGCCGAAACTGGGAGGCGTCGTGTCGGATGCGTGGAGCAAGAAGGTGACGCTCCTTGTGATCAAGGATGCCTCGGTCACCAACGAAAAGACGAAAAAGGCGGTCGCTACGGGGATTCCTGTTATGACCGAGGACGCCTTTCGTGCTAAGGTTGGATTATAATCGCCAGTTAGAATAGAATGAGCCACGCCCCTATTGTAAATATCCCGGCTCTCTTGGAACGGATGCGTGTCATCGCAAAGACATACGATCCCTCTGTACCATTTGAATTACGAGAGGATCTGAAAACTATCTTTATCAACTACGAACGATTTATACCAGGGATGCTTCAAACTGCGACTTCTACACAAGCTAGTTTTTGGAAGGAAGGAGGAATTCGTATGGTGGATTCAGCGGCCTTTATAGCGTGTATGAAATCGTTAGAAGCACAGACCAAACCACTGGGCTCTGGATTTTTTGGAATGGTCTTTGATGTTCCTGTGTCGCCCTGTATGTCTAACATTACCAAGCACATCCCGTCTGGGGTGAAGCGCGTGGGTATCAAGATTGAAGCGCTCAAACAATCGTTTGAAAATCAGTCACCGTCACGCGTTAGCGAAGTGTTTGAGATTGCGAAGAAGGCGGCGGGGCTGGGCATCGGTCCCGCCATCTACGACGTCTTTGTGACCCTCTGGGAAGATGGAACAGTGCGGATCATAAAGATCTTTGAGATCATTCGAGGCACCTCGTGGGAGTCCACGCAATGGACGTCTACCAAGGCGAAAACGAAGGCCCTTCGCCAGTTGGACACCCATATTCATACCATGAACAAGGCGGGAATCATACATCACGATTTACATTCCGGAAACGTGATGGTGTCCAAGACGGGACGCGTGTACATTATCGATTTTGATTTGGCCACGTTCTCGAAAGACGAAGAAGCGTCGCAAATGTACCGGTTTAATGATTCGTATTCCTTCAGCAAGGGAGTCCTGTCAGAGGAAGGGGTCGCCTTTGTGTTTCAAACCTTGATTGATGAGGGGAGCCTTCGTTTGAAGGAAGAACCGGCTGCGACGCAGGTTCCTCAGAACAAGACGGTTAAACAGAAGAAGAAGGTTCAGAAAAAGACGCGTCGTGCCTAAAAAAAGAGGCGGTCATTCCACCCGTTCCAAAGATCTTTCCAAAAGTAGAATGGACCGTGTGATAGCCGGCCTGCTCCTCCTAGGATCTGCTGCCGCTCAGTCTGCTACCAACACAACCATTGCTTCCGGCAACAACGCAGGCGAAATTGCCGGATTCAGCATTGGAATCGGTGTGTTGAGTGCCGTATCGATTTTAACTTGCGCCACGACCTACATGATGCGACAACGGCAATTAGGGACGGGTCCGTGCCCGTATTGCGAAAAAACCTTTCCTTCCGGTGTTCTCCGCGATCATTTACAAAGTTGCGAGGAACATTTGAAGCATTACCGCGCTGTGAAACGAGGCACCTTGGCACGGGAACTGAGTCGCGACGTGTTTTATGAACGGGTGGCTCGCGTCTAAAAATCTATCTTCTTTGTAAATGGCGACTCTTGGACGTTCAAACAACGCGTCCACACAAAATACATCTCGTCGTTCGTACATTTCGACCGACGCGTATAACGGATTCTTTTTCATATACAGCCAGTCCACCTTGTCTGCCGTTCCCGGTGCCTCTGGCAATGCCCCCGCCGGACGCATATTGAGAGAAACAGGACGCAAACTCTATCCGGCTGTGAATCCCGGCGTTTCAAACTATATGGTCAGTGTATACGACTCTGTGAGTCTTCTGACGGGATTTATCGATCCAAATGCGCGCGTCTTTGCCCCCTACAATGCGGACAAACCTAACTTTCTTTCCAACGACGATAATACGGCAGCGAATCGCTACGGAGGTATGTACGGTCCATCACTTCTGACAGGTGGAAATATTGTTCAAATCGGCTTGGATGCTAATGATGCGGTGACGCCGTCTTATATGGGAGTAATTGACAACCTGTCTACGCCAACCAAGTACGCACAACTCTATCAGTGGCACGAAGACAGCAACATGTACGCAGACATCCACGACCATACTACAGGGGACCGCGCCTACCTGAGTTCGGATGGTCACGCGATCGCAACGCGTGGGATTGGATATCGTACGCAAGCATATGATACTCAATCTAACACCACATCTAACGCTGTGTACAGTTTAGCCAACAGTCCTGCCGGTATTATACATCTCGCAGGGTCAGGAATTAGCATTCCTGCTTATTCCACGGTTGCCTTTACCCTTTATAATTCAACGATTGGTGCGAATGACTATCTATCCGTTCAATGGCTAAATGCGCACACCTTGGCACATCCAGGCTATTTCAATTTCTCGGCGACCTGTACCGCTCCATCGACGGCTGTCGTATCAATCATCAATAATACAGTTGCTTCTCAGACTCCTGGGGGGGATATTCAGTACATTCTGTTCAAGACAAGCGACAATGCGTTTTTGGAACCTTGTTAGACATGTATGAATTCAAAAAAAAGTATCCTGGGTACGTTTTTTTGAATGTCGAGTCTCTAAAAGTCCGACGATTCCAACGAAATATTTCTAGGAAGCCAGTCCTCCAAGGACTTGACCTGATTGACGGTGAATTCGGCAATACGGTGTTCCCCCAAGAGGACGCGAACAGTGGGAACCTTCAGTATCTCTTCCTTCTCTGCGTCCGTGAGATCCGCGTCCAAATCCTTGACCACGACCGGAACACCGTAGCGTTTCGCCAATGATTCGACGGCGGGCTTAATTGTCTTACAAGGTTTACACCACGAGGCACCGATATAGACAATGGAATGGGACATCTTGCTAGAACTTTGTAGAAGAGAGGCATTTCATTTTTTTTGTCCAGGCCCGCATCTGCTCCGGCTGGATCAACGGAATCAAGGGTTCGCATTCCCATAGAAACCGACGTCCGAAACTAAACAGTGGCCAACTGACGGGGAAGGCGTGCGGGTGTTCCTTCGGAAGAGTGGCGAACGACGCCGGCAACAGGTGAAACGAGGTTTGTGGAAGTACCATCGCCAACTGTTGCTGAGGCTGAAGTGGCGTCCGGGGAGTCCGGGGTACGACGGGAACCTTGCCAGCCTCCATCGCTTCCACAAGGCTTTCGTACCGAGGAGGAAGACACCATGGGTAATAAAATTCCGAGTCCACAGGGTCTCCCGCGTAATAGGACAGCGTCCATCCCAAGGCGTCCATGTATCTCTGACACACCGTCCAAACGTCGGCATCCCACAAGGCCGTCGTGTCGTAGGTCTCCTTCCAACTCGAGCGGAGCGTCATACGGGGTTTTTCCTCGCCTTCGACGGAAACGTAGGACACAAGAGGGCTTTCGGCTGCCCATACAACGGGTTGGTCATTGTAACGCGCAAGGGCCAAGTCTTCCGGTTCTTTGGACATCGAGAATCCGACGCGTGCCTCCAACTTCTTCTTGGTTGATCGAAGAAGCCATCCCGCCTCCTTCGACGCAAGGGCCTTGAAGAGCGACAATACGGCTACCGGATTGTATTCAATGTGTGCTCCGTTGGTTCGAAGAAGAGGGTCCGAACCCGCATCCCTGCGTAACTCCAGCAACTTTTCGATGCCCTCATCCTTGATCTTGAGCGCCATTCCGTGAGGAACGAAATAATTTCCCAGAAAATTCATCAAGGCGACAAACTCTTGAACAAAGGTGGCTTTGGTTTGTCCAGGGCGACCCTTGCTTTCCAACAAGGTCTCAATCAAGTGTTGGACGCTGAGGTACAGGTACTGCTCTTCTCCCACGGCGTTTTCCTTGACACCTCCGCTGAATTCCGTCTCTTCGCGAAAGAGGTCCATGTGAATGTTCATTGTTGCCGAGGCCCACATTGACAACACGATAAGATCGGCGTCCAGGCCGTACACGACCACTTCTTTGGGAGTTGTCTGGGTCGCCTGAGCGCGCAACCACGTCATGATCTTCTGTTCTCCCTCTCCCGGCTCATCAGCCGCGCTGACAATAATATGTTCGGGGTTCGTACGCTGGTAGGCGTGGAGGGCCGTTGCCAAGGCATCCATAAAGGCCGTTCCCGGTGTAATCGCATTTGTATCCCAGCGAGGCGTCGGAACATATTTGACGCCCCGGGCCTGGGCCTTGATACGACCCTCTTCCTCGGCCTGGACCGAGGATTTGAAGCGACGCATACGCTGTTGCTTGATCTTGGCCATCGGTGCCACGCCGTCGACTCCAATGTACAGGCACTTTGTAGGGGCCACGATTCTGTGGAGTTGTCGAATGTAGGCCACCACTGACTCGATAAGGGCTGCTTCCCATTGTCTTTGGCGTTCAGGGGTATAGGGCATACGCTTCTGAAGTTTGTGAACGCAGTGGTAAATCGCACAGTTCAGATCCAAGGCAAGGACCTCAGGGGGCGGGCGAGTCTTGTAAGTCAAGCCCGTAATAGATTGTATCAAGTGTTTGTAGAAGGACGGTATCCCCATGGCTGCTGCTCGAATTAAAACGGAACTATCAGCCTTTCTAAAGTTTGCACAAGACGGGTTTAAATACAACCTTCAAGTTTTACCCGACACCCTGACGGCAGCCACGCTTCTCTTTACCCTCTTGTTTCAATCGCCTCCCCTGGCCGTGCTAGGAAGCACCATGGTCGGCGTCCACCTGCTTCACCCGGTCTTTGCGGGCTTCCTGGGGCAGGTACTTCCGGCCGTCGCAAAGCCGAACGTTGAGGGGGCGGCCTGTACGGGGCATTATCCGAGCATCTCCTACGACCGCGTGCTGGCGATGAGTCGCGGGCGAACCTTTGGTGCCGTGTCGACTGCGACCTGGCCGAGTTTTTATGCCATGTTCCTGGGATGTTTGGTCGGTTACATTGGTGTGTTGCCAGCACTTTACAACAAGGAACTGGAGGCCTCTCCTCGTCGAAAGGCCGCATCCATCACGGGGCTTATCATTTTGGCGGTGGTCGTGGCGACCTGTTGTGCCTACCGTGTCTTGTCCGGATGCGACGACGGACTCGGATTGGTGGTGGGTCTGTTTGCGGGGGCCTTTCTGGGGCTCTTGCTCTGTTTGGGCGTCGCCTGGCTCTCGGATCGTCGTCTGACCAACATCCTGGGCTTTCCCCTGATTCGCGATCGAGCACCGGATGGCAAGCCCATCTATGTCTGCGAACGGAAGTAGTGGCTCCGTAAAAAACCGGACGAAGATACAAGGAGATGAGTCTCGCCGGTGTTCGTGAATTTTTTCTAGGAGCCTACCACGATCTTCCGAACGTCCTCTTCATCGGGTCGCTTCTTCTAGGAAGCATCCTTGGATACCTGGCCCTTGTGTGGGTAGGATTGGGATTGATTGTGAACGGAGCTGTGATTGCTGTGTTACAAGGCCTTCTCAAATTTGTCTTTCCGACCTGGGACCAAGTTCTTATTCCTGCGGGGTCGCAGGCCTGCGAAGTATTAGGACGCACCTCCATGGTTCCGACGATTGTGCCACGAGCAGGAGTCAACGTCGCGGTGGCCCCCAGTCAGTGGCTCGGAGCCGCGTGCTTCTTTGCCGTCTTTGTCATCTTCAACTCCATCAAGGTTGCCATGAAGGACCCCGAAGCGGGGGTAGACGCCCACAAGGTGGACGCCCGACGTGCCTTTTCACTCTCCGTCATGGTGATTGGCTGCGTCTTCTTTTCACTGGTGTTGGCCCGAGGCTTGAGTGGATGCGAAACCTGGCTAGGAGGTTCCACGGGAGTGACCATCGGCGCAGGAATGGCCATTGGCTGGTGGTATTTCTTGGATGCTTGCGGAACGGGCAAGATTCCGGATGTGCTCCAAGTCATGACCTCCTTGTCCCCTCCTGCCTCCAAGGAGTCGAATCCCATTGTGTGTACGCCTCCTCCTCCCTCGTCTAGTGGTACCTCGTGTGCCACGTAGGGTCTGTTCTTAAAATAATTCTACCTTCTTCAAGAAATGAACCCCTGGATCTCATCAGGATTTCATTTCTTGCTTTGCTCCGCCTTGGTCCTAGGTGTCCTTTTTTCGGAAACACGGACACAACAACTAGCGATTCTAGGAACCCTTGTCATCGTCTTCTTTGGCATTCGCTACAATCGCGGATGTTTCGTAACAGCTTTGGAAACGGCAGAAGGAAAACCCTCTCTCACGGAACTCGGAAAAGCCCTGTATCTTCGGGATTGGAACTCCGTGGCAAATCCGATCTTTGAAGAAATTCTTGTAGCGAACCTGCTTTTCCTACAGATCCTTCGTATCCTTGCGTGCTCAATCCTTCCAATCAAAGAATTGTTTCAAGCCTAAGACGATGGGAACCGTCAACGCCGCGTTCACCATGATCGGGGCCAGGTCTTCCATTTGGCCGTCGTAGGAGGTTCCAAACAGTTGGTCAAAGGTGTCGGGTCCAAAGTTGGTCTGCGGGTCCATGTGATGTTTTCGATGCGTCTCGCTTCCCACGATGCTGTAGTTGAAGATATGGGTGGACATGTACAATATGGCGTAGAAAAGGATGACGCTGGTCGGAACAAGCGGAAACCCGAAGAATCGCTGGACAAGGAGCAGACTAAGGCTGAGAAAGAGGTCATTCACGGCTTCGATCGCAAGTTCGACCCGTCGATCCAGGGACTTTTGATGTTGGTGATGAAAGCGAATGTGAGGATTGAGGTACGACAAGGGGCTATCAGCGGGGAAGACGTGAAGAAGGCGATGGAAAAAGTAGACCCAACCGTATATGATGACCAAGCCGAATCCGGCGTCGATCGCCGACCGTTCGGGAATGGCGACAAGCATGGCGAAGGCCAACAGGGTTCCGATCGTGAGACCGTTCGTAGAAAGAAACTCCAAGACCTTCATTCTACCTCGGGTCGGAAAAGAACGGTTGCGAAGTGCCGAAGGCGGTCAAGGCGTTGGCCCCATCGCCAACAGGGCCATCAACATACGCAAGGTCGCGAACCAGCGATTATAAACGCCTGGCAAAATTTGCTTCATAAGAAGCGGAGACCACGCCATTTTGAGTTGTTCCGCAATGACGTGTGCGTTAGCCAACGCATCCGCTCTTGGTTGATTGTATTTCATAGCAAGGTCTTCCAACGGAATGTTTGGTTTGCCAAGGCGAAGGTTGACCTCTGTGTGAAGAGCCCAAATGTCCTGTCGTATGACCTCCTTGAATCGGAGGCTCCTTGTTTTCACGACATTCATAGGTTTCAAAAACACGTGCGCCGCCAAATAATCATGAAGATGTCGACGACAGTTGGGACAAGGAAGAACATCCACCGTCAATTTGAAAAGGTTCGACCAGAGTTGAATGACGTCTTTTCGATCGCTGTGTTCAGCGAGCGTGTGAAACAGAGACCAGAGAAGGGGCCCCCACCAACGTTTGGAACCGGGAGTGATGGCTCCTGAGACGTCTTCCTCGTCTTCCATTGCTACTCTGCCGGGTCACTCCTACCTTAAAAATTGAACGCGTTATCCTGAAAGAAGGGGACGAGCACGGACACTATGACAACCGAAACGCATAAACTTCCTGCGGAGTTGTGGAGCGCGCTCCAATCCGTCTGCTACGAGCAAGACCGACGCTTTCTACGAGATGTGTCGGTCATCACTGGCATTCCGGAAGCAAATCTAAAAAGCGCCCTGCTGGGGCGTTTTGGAGCCCCAACAACGGTCCTTGTTGAAGGCGGACCTTGGTGGACGGGTTCGACGTGTCATTTTATGGAACGTCGTGCCGGAGGACTGTGGCACCCTTGCGGGGCGTATCGAGAAGCAGGAGGAACGTGCTCGAAGCACACGCGGTCTCGCGTGACGGGGTCCTTAAAACGTATGGAGGACCCTGTGTTTCAAACAATGAAGACCTGCGTTCCCGTGCGACTCGGAACGGAGATTGTATGGGTGCGGGACGACGGAAGCGCAATGACGACGGAGGGGGTGCCACTTCCGTTGCGGGTCGATGTAGCCTTGGGGGTGGCCCACGAAGGTCTTGTCGACAACCACGCGGAGAAAGACAGTGAGTGAAGTAACGCATACCTTTTTTGTATCACGAAAAAAAATGATGAACTATAGTAGGTAAACCCTACAGACACAGGATGCCTACTAAGACATTGAAACTCAGCCAACAAAAGAAAATAGACCGTGCGAGACGTAAGGAACAGAGGAAAAAGAACCGAGCGCAACGTCCCGCACCCCCCATGGCCAATCTTTCTGTCGTCACCCGATTCGCACGAATCATGGATGCCCATCGTACCAAGACCCCCTTGAATCTGGGCGTCTCCCTTCCCGGAACTCTACGACCGTTGACCTCCATGTTTGAAGACCCTACGTCTTCGTCCCTTGGACATTTCTTTCATAGCCACTATTGGTCGCACGATCGTCATCTTTCGGAATGGCTCGACTTTATCAAGACCTGGAAGGACCAAGAACCGGCGTTTCGAACGCTTGGAATGACGGTGCCCGACTTTGAAACCCTCTTTTACAAGGAGCAACGTATGCGCTGGATCGCACGCAAGTGGATTCGTAAACTGCGACTGCGATGCTTGAACAAGCACATGGCAGACGACGCCGATCTCTTCACTACCTTGCCCATTCCAGCCGAATCGTGTGTGACCGTGTACGACTATAAGACGCGCTCCTGCTACAAGTTTCACACCAACACCATGGTCAAGATGATTCTAAACAGTCTGACCTACGCCAGTTACGCCATCGCTGACCCCCAACAACCCAAAAATCCCTACAATAATATCCCGTGGACCCTTGCCCAATCCATATCCATCACCCAGCAAGTGACTCGCAACCTATCTCTGCTAAATCGCTTTGTACCCGTGTTTATTTCTCGATGGGTCATGTGTGGATGCGACGCAAAAGCCTTTGCCAAGGCGTGGAATCGCACGCTTCAAATTGACGCCGCTGTAAAACTCTTTGAAAAGCCGGAACAAGGGGAAGGGTATGTGCTATTCTGTGAAGTTGTCGAAGATTTGTATACGAATCATTGTGAAATTTCTGCTGGATTTGTGAAGCGTTATATCACGCGTCGGCAGTTACCGGAATCTATTATGAAGGAATGGGACACCTTTGTCATGTCGCAATGGATTTGGGAAAACCATAAAATCATTTACGGAAAATGGAAATCTCCCGAAGAGTTGGACAGTCATTTCCTCCGGCTACATTTACATACGAACGCGTGGGTTCGCACAGCTCCTCGCACCATTTTACGGCGGCCAGATGCGTCAGGTGGTACTTCCAGTACGGATCCTGCTCCTCCTCCTCCTCCTGCTCCTTCTCCTGCTCCTGCTTCAGCTGCTGATGGTGCCCCTTCCTTGGCTGCTTCCACAGCGACTACGGTTGTTCCAGTGTCGCAAGACACCCTCCTCCCCCTTTTGCTGTTACTCAGTAGCGTACATTTGGACTAAATATCTCGTACCCCCCGGTAGAATGGACAACGCCAACCTCATCGTTCCCCGCTTATGGCTGGGAAACCGTGCCACCTCCGTGGATCCCGAGTTTTTGACTCGAAACAACATTTCGGTCGTGTTCAACTGTACCAAGGACCTGCCCTTTGCGACTCAGATTCCAACAAAAATTCGTGTTCCGGTCGACGACAATCTTGCGCCCGCAGAACTCGCCAATCTGGGACGCTGGGCCCCTGAAATTATCTACAAACTGGTGCGAGCCTACAACCAAGGACACACCATCCTTGTCCACTGTTTCGCCGGTATGCAACGGAGCGCCGCTGTAGTGGCCATGTTTTTGATCGCCATGAAACAAGTGTCGTCTAGCGAAGCGATTCAGTTTATCCGTGTTCAAAGACCGATCGCTTTTTTTACCGGCGTGAATTTTCGAAGTTCCATTGACTCGTTCGAACGCGACTATCGCACGGCTATACAAAAGCAGCAAACACTGGCACCCAAGGATTTGGGTGTTTAGAGACCGTGATTCCGTGGCTCTTTTGTCGTTCTTCGTCGGACCATTCGTCCGGAATATCGTGCGGAAATCCTTGCGTGTAAAAGGATTCTTCATCCTCTGGTCTTTGAAAGAGGAGTTCCTCCCCCTTCAAAGACCCTCCGTGAGTTTGGAGGGACGTGATCCAATAGTGTGTGGCCTGCTCCTCTGCTACAAGGACAGGTGCTCCATGTAACTCCGAAAGTGGCCTTGTATCACAGTGCCACAGAGACAGGGCCTCGGCTGGTAGCGTCAAGGTACGCTCGCTCGCCAGTGAAATCGTGAGTCTGGGAGGACTCGTAGAAGTCGTTGAGACCAATGAGGACAGTGCGTGACGTAAGATGCGTTGTGCTATGGAAAGATGCGTCGACGTTTTCACGAGGATCGCCAGGGATTCGGCGACGCCAAGTGCCATCAAGATTTGTGCGACTTGATCCGCCTGGCGTTTCACAAGAGGGGTGAGAAGAACTTCCATTTGCGTCCAAGACTTTTTTTTCATTGCGGACGTCAAGGCGAATCCCAGCGTTCTTGTTTGACTCCTTGTCCATCCTTTCAAGGCAATGCGATCAATAGGAGTCTCTGGTGTTGATCGCGTGACGGATATGGTAAGATCATCGAATTCCAGAGACGGAAGGGCCTCCGGCAAGTCGTATCCCTTTCGCAAGAGAGACCCGAGAAGAGCCTGCGCATCGTTGGCACAAAACGCGTCATACCGCTCTTTCTCGTAGGGCGATCCTGGGTCGTCAAGAAACCAGGCCAAGGCCAGGCATCGAAACAAGAGGTCTGGTTCCTGGCTTCCCAACAGTTCGCTTGCTGCTTCCTTGGCGAGTCGACGTTGGTTTTGTTGTATGGAAAAGAGAAGTGTTGCCGCGACATCATCGGAATGGTATAAATGCCTTGTCGCCATTCTAAAGAATCGTGAGTATGAACCGTATAATGAGCTCGGACGCCTTACTGGGTCTTCTTGCTGAAATAGGAAGCGATGTCAATTTTTCGCAGGCTGTAGCGACGTCTGATGTGGCACCGGTCGTGGCACCGGTCGTGGCACCGGTCGTGGCACCTGTTGTGGCACCGGTCGTGGCACCGGTCGTGGCACCGGTCGTGGCACCGGTCGTGGCACCGGTCGTGGCACCTGTTGTGGCACCTGTTTTACCCATCAAAGGCATCCTCTGCCTTAACATGATTGTCAAAAACGAAAGCAAGATTATCGAACGACTCCTTGCCTCGGTGGTTGACATTATCGATACGTACTGTATTTCTGACACGGGGTCCACGGATAATACCATCGACCTCATTCGCACCTTTATGAAGAAAGCAGGAAAGCCAGGAGAAGTGTTTTCAGAACCCTTTCAAAATTTCGGCTACAATCGTTCCGTGGCCCTCGATCGTGCCTCTAATTGGGGTGTGTACGCCTTGTTATTGGATGCCGACATGAAACTTGTCAACAAGGAGTTTGATCGCACACGCCTTACAATGCCGGCCTATTCACTGCTTCAAAAGAACGGCGGTCTGGAATACTACAATACACGAATTGTCAAGACAGGTATTGGAATACGATGCGTAGGTCCCACACACGAATACTATGACATTCCCAATGGAGGCCAGAGCGGAAAATTAGAGACGCTGTTCATCGAGGACATTGGCGACGGAGGTGCCAAGGCGGACAAGTTTGAACGCGACATTCGTCTGCTCTCCAAATCCTTGGAACTCGACCCAAACAATCCTCGTACGCACTTTTATCTTGGAAATTCGTACCGCGATACTGGGAAGAACGCAGAAGCCATTCAATCGTACAAGCGACGCGTGGACCTTGGCGGATGGGTGGAGGAGGTCTTTTATGCCTGCTACGAAATTGGGAACATTTACAAACGCATGAATGACATGCCACAGGCCCTGTATTGGTGGTTGGAGGCGTGGCAGCGTCGACCCTGTCGTTCGGAATCATTGTACGAGGTGGTGAAGCATTACCGTGAGGCCGGCAAAAACACGCTCGCCAAGTTGTACTGCGACGCGGGACGTGCCATTCCCTATCCCAAGGACGATGTACTCTTTATCAAGAAAGACGTCTATACAACCTACTTTGAATACGAACACAGCATCATAGCCTACTACACAAAGGATCCAATTGACCATCGCAAATACATTGGCTTGATTGAATCCGGCTTCAACAAGTCAAACGTTCTGAGCAACTACATGTTTTACACAAAGCACGTGGAGTCCTTGGGATCCAAGGTCGACGTCTCAGAATCAGTGATGAAAACGGTGGATGGACGCGAGGACACCTTTACGAGTAGTAGTCCTTGTATATTGGCCTATGGTGACGGCTACTTGATGAATGTGCGTTATGTTAACTACAAGATTCGCGGGGACGGAGGATACGATTTCCGATTGTCTGACGGAAAAATCACGACACTCAACAAGACGCTGTTTCTTGATCGATCGTTGAAGGTTACATCGAGTCGTTGGCTTGACGATGTTGAAGACGCCTCCTTGCGATACCAAGGTATAGAGGATGTCAAGGTTTTCCCACACGGACACGACCTTCTGTTTCTGGGGACGGTTCAAGACAAGGGAAGTGGAGCCTTGCGGGTCGGCCACGGGTCCTACGTACTAGAAGGAACCACGCTGAAGAGTCGCCCCTTTGCGTCTCCCAAGGGACGCGGATGCGAAAAGAACTGGTCGTACTTTCACACGGCTACGGGGGACTTGCGTATTGTTTATGACTGGAGTCCGTTGACCCTTTGTTCCGAAGAAGGCACAGTGATCTCAGAAGACAGCAAGGTTCCTGCGTTGTTACGGGATGTGCGAGGCTCCTCCAATGGCTGTACAGTGGGCGACGAAGTATGGTTCCTCTGCCACTTTGTTCATCACTCGACGCCTCGTACGTATTACCACCTGATTGTGATTCTGGACGCCAAGACACTGGTCTTTAAGCGTCACTCGATTCTGTTCAAGTTTTCGGAAACCTGGATCGAATACGCCCTCGGACTTGTGGTGGAAGCGGACCGACTCTTGATTTCCTACAGTCGCAACGATGCCTCGTCGTCTGTGTTGACTCTGTTGCGGGATGTCGTCGAGAAGGAACTGTTTCCTTAGGGGACCAAAAAATCCGCCGTTTTTTGGGAGCCC